ATACCTTTGCTGCTGCTCTCCCTGTTGCCGGAATTATCTATCTGACTACGGGAGTTGGGACTTCCGCAGGGCGGATTGTGACGCGGGGTCGGTCCGGAGAAGATCATATCCCTCTGGACTACTTGTTGGCGCTGGATACGGCCCATCGGTCTTGGATTGAATCGACTGAGTTGCCAGTGCTTCGTGTCAGCACGGAACCGGGGTCTTCCCTTTCAGAAGCAATTTCTTCAGTCCAGAATTTTATTGCAGGAAAGTAGAGATGGCAAATTTAATGAAAGATATATTACAGTTTTCTGCCCAAAAAAATGCTGAGGCGAAGGCAGCTGCAGCAGCCCCGCCACCATCAGCAGAAGAAATTGCCGCTGCCGCCGCTGCTGCAGCAGCGGAATATGCTGCTAACTCTGGGGCAGCAACAATAAAGTTTAGGGCAAATTTTGAAGCGAAGGTCAGCGAAATTATGGCAATGCCCAAAGAAGCTCATCCTCCAGATCGTGAAAAACTGGAAGAATGGGTCGCAGCACAGGCGTCGCCGAGGCGTAGGGCAGCAGCAGCTGCGCTGCGTGATAATTTAATCTATATTTCACATGGAGAATTAATCAGTCATTGTGCTGGGCTGGTAGATAAATTATATGGGAAGCCTATACCCGCTGAGAAAAAATTGGTATGGTATGTTGGGGAACCCTCCAAATCAGCGTATTTTATGTCAATGATATGTTTTCATTTTGCAAGAGTGCGCGGATATCGTCTACCCGACGAGATAGTTGAACATATTATGTATGCAGGGGAAACTAATTTAGTAGTATTTATGTTTGATGATATGGGCTATACGGGAAATCAAATGAATGGTATGTTAACAGCATTCTACGCAGCTGCGGTGAATAAACAAATCCCTGGTGTTGGCGGTATTGATTTAAGTAATGAAGACAATAAACCGCGGTTGGCGGCAGTGGAACATCTGGATCTGCGTATAGGATTAAGTTGTGCAACTAGCGCGGCATTAATACGCATTGGTAATTTTACATTTAATTCGGCAGGATTTCAATCTAGGCTAAGGAATGGGACCGTGCCGAGCCCCTTTTCTTTATTTGTTGAGCGGACTTTTCCCTCACTTCAAGATACACTAGGTGAACAATTATATATGGATTGTTTAATGTATTTTAATCCTTATGCTGGGCATACATCCTGTATTTGTTATTTTGATCATAAAATCGCAGATCCTGGTAGTACCTTTTTGAATGTGCTTCTATTTGGTGTTGTTCCTCCGTCAAAGCTGAACTATGATGCCCTCTATAAGTATGAAGTCCATCGATGGAAAAAGAGAACAAGCCCTTTTTATACGCAAGGGGATGAAGTATGTGATAAAGATATACCGCATACGATGTTTATTCCGTTTATAAAGGGTTGTCCCCCATATGACTTTGCAGCGTTGGCTAGGCTGCCCTATGAACATCTGATGGTCTACTGGGACAGTGATAATGCTGCTACAGATAGAGCATGGGGCGACACGTATATAGATGAGGGTGCAGATCCTGCTACAATTCCGCCAGAGAAGAATTCCGTGAAACGACGTTGCCCGACGTCCTGGTACAAGACGTTTTTTAAGGGTGGGCGTCGAAATCAAAAAACAAAGAAGCGATCGGCTCGTAAACATCGGTCTTCCGCAAAGCGGCGATGATAGTATGAACCTAGAGTTTCCGGGTAGCTGGATAATTTCGGATCCTCCTTCTATGATAGAGAGTAAAGAGGAACTAGGCAACTCTCTACTACAATTTCCCGTAGTAGGAGAACAGCTCTATGAACGGGCCTTCGCCGGATCTCTGAAGTTCCTGCTATAACTCATTTATGAGTTCTACCAGGAATTGGTTTCATATGCGGAATTATCTGATCTGTTAATTCAGGAGATTCGGCGCGAACCTTTAGGGGAGGAGGCTAATCGTCTGAGTCTCCTGCTGGGGTCGCCAATTACACGGCTGGATATCTTGGGCCTTTCGGATCCAATATTTCTGGGCATTCAGGAGAGAATTGTAATCCTGGGATCGTAGGACCAAAAGGTCTTTCGAACAAGCGTTGAAGTGTTCAAGTCGCTAAAGTGTTAAGGCTCCGCCTTAACTGGACCATTGCGTATCACACACGGTGCAGCTGTATTGGAATTTCAAGTTCTTCGGATCTGTCCTAATATACAAGATATCTCTCCGAGCGGCATCGGCACCACTCGGACAGGCTTCATTCGGACAGGCGATTGTCTTCAAATGCGGCAGTGTCGGATCCAGCTTCGTGTAGGCATTGAGAGACGATGTTACTTGCTTCTGGCCGGATGATGCAGATCCAGATGAAAACGTAGTTTCCAAGATGAGGGCTTCTTCAGAGTTCTTTGGACTCATGGGCTCCGTAAAACCACAGTGGCGGCATTTGAGTGTTAGTGTAGAACCATCCGCCGCCATCTCCAAATACAGATAGTAAGAACAAACCGTGCAGAACCTCATCGTGCTTCCTATATGAAGCGCGGGTTATTGGATCAACTTTTGATCGTAGTTTGGACCCACTATACCTTATAATTCGCCGTATCTTGGTTCTCTATCCCAGATTCGTGGCGGGTATACAAACGGTTTCGGAGTGCAACACATCATTAACATATAAACTATTGCAAAAGATAACAGTGTTACAAAGACTTTCAAACAAGGTTTTGCGTGTATGTCCCGTTCTTCCAGCATAGCGGGTTGAACCATTGGTTGAGCCGCTGGGACCAAAAGTCGGGGATCAAACCGGCAAATAACACACCGGGGGCCCGTTTTTTTGACCCACATGAGCCAACAGGCTTCGTGGAGATTTGGTTTACAATCACACGGAGATTCTGGTAGCCATTTTTTTCCTTTTATTGGATCCAAACAAATGAGGCATTCCCGCGGCATCCTACTGGGGGCCGTTTATTTAGGCGGCTTCGAGGCAGCGTGGGATCATGCGACGAATCACGCCATCCTCATATTCGATCCGGACATTGGACCAGACAACATAGCCATCGTTGAATCCGGGACTGGCCTGGAGATCATCCAGGATGTTGCGCTTCCCCGGCACCCGCTTTCCGAAGTAGGGGTGCTCAATCACAGCATCGCCTGTGAATTCGTGGGCCATCGTGCAGGTCTGCACACCATTCAGGCGGATGTAATGGCCTGTCCAGAGAACGAAGTTGTAGAGGGCCTTGGCATCACTGGCCACGATCGGTCCCAGATTGGCGGGATGCTCCCACTTGTTGTGAAGCTGGAGCACCGGATGCCAGATCGTCCAGCCCCCCTTGGGTCCATCTCCCAGACGGACAATGTTGGTCCCATCAATCTCCGTCTTGATCACGCAACGGACGATGTGGCCACCCTCCAGGCGGTCTCCGGCACGAATGTCAGCAACCTCCTTCCTGTGACCATTCTCCATGGTGACCTGGCCATCCGTAAAGCAGGGGCCTGAGGAGTTGCTGATGGAGGACATGCGGACTACGGTCGACGGTGATGCAGTGGGGGGACCTCCTGCACCTCCAGCTCGGTAGCTAGAAGGTGGAGGAGCCTGGGGCACATCTGCAACTGGAGGAGGCAGAGTCAGAAAGATCTCATCGCCCCTGTCGACGGCGCGGCGGACTGACGCGGATCCGAAGATCTTGGAAGTCTCATCCCGGAAGTTGATCGGCCACTGATTCTGCAGTCCACAGAGGTAGCCGGAGAGATAGTGACGGCCCCAACGACCGAAGTTTTCTCCCGTAAAGGCCTTACCGATCTGTCCCTTGGTAGGGGCCGCATCTCGGACATCCGTGAGGAGAGCAGTGATACCACCGCTGTCGGTCGGACTCATATGGGCTGCAACGGCTGCGAAGAGGCTTTCCTCCGTTACGGCTGAAGGAGAGGACAGCCCCATCAGAATCTGCTCGATGAGTGTCTGTCGAGCCCTCTGGAAGCTGTCATCCACCTCCTCCAGCCCGGCGGGATCCACAGCAAAGACCGTGTCTTCTGTACCGGTATAGACTGTGATCTCAAAGGGACCTCCTGCCGTTACGAGAAAGTCGCGGCTCTGGCCGCCTTGCAAGAAGCCAATGGGAAGGAAGCCCGTGGAGACATCGCCGGGGCCCGTAGGACGGAGCCGGGCCGTGACGCCTCTGTAGTGACAGTTCATCAGATTCGCTGTCAGATGGATGATCACCGTGCCCAACATGCTGCCATCGGGCACATAGTTCACCGTGCCACCGCCCAGCTCTGCAATGCGCTTCAGGAGTGGCATATCCAAGCGGGAACCGAACCCATAGCCGATCGTATGAACGGAGAGACGGGCCTTGATCTCCTGGTTGCGATCGAGCCAAGACTCAAAGGTTTGGAGAATGCCGCGGGGCGGATCGTACTGCGCCACCGATTCGCCATCTGTTTGAAAGATCACGCAGACATTGTAATCGGGGGGTGGGGCAGAGGACTTGATGTCCTCCAGAACGGTCCACAGAGCCGTCCAGATGTTGGTGCCACCGTCGGGACGAATCAGGGGAAGCTTCGTCTCGGCCCGGGCCTTTCCTGCGTCGTCCATGCGCGTCGGACGCAGAAGAATGGTTGCGTCGGAATGAAATGCGCAGAGGGCTAACATGTCCCGCGGTCCTGCAATCTTGATGAGGGAGGCGACGGAGTGGCGGACTAGGGCCGACCGGGAGAGAAGGGAGGCATCGCTGCCGACCGTGGTGGCTGCATTGGCGGAGGCTTCGGCCATGGATCCACTGTTGTCTACGACAAGGTAGAAAAGAGTTGGCAGCGTGGCCTCGGGAATCTCGGTGGTGTTGAAGGAGAGATGGACACGGCCCTCCTTCTTGGTAGCGCGGAGGGTGATGGGATCGGGCCGGACACGAAGGGCGATGCTGACGCCTGCTGCTGGTGCTCCAGAAGGTCCTGTTGCTCCTCCTGAAGTGCCATCACCCGAAAGTGCGGTTGTGACCATGTCACGCAGCGTGATGTTGACGGCTGGAACGGTGTGAGGAAGCCGGGCCCTGCATGTCGGGCACAACGGATTGGAGGCCAAGACCTGTAGGTAGGTCGTCCGGTTCAGGGAATGGCCGCAAGGGGCAGTTACGGGCTCTGTGAGGGGCTCGTAAGTGACACTGTCAAAGAGGGCGGGGTGCGTGGTGAAGGATGGAAGTCTGCTCATTTTCTTTAAGTATCTGCTTCGTAAGAAATACCTGTTGTCATCTTTCATGGTCTGGTTGCGGTCAACTTTTTTATTGATCATGCTAGGAACAAAACTATAGAATAAATAGAAGTCCAAGATTAGGAGGAGCACAGAAGGCACTCTTCGGGTGTTGCTGCTGCTGCAGTCGCAGTGGCATCCACTGTAAACTTAATGGCCTGTACCGCCGACTTGGTCCTCAGATAATATATCCCCGTCTTGAGCCCCTTCTTCCATCCATAAAAGTGCATGGACGAAAGTTTTGCGATGGTCGGATCTGGAACAAACAAGTTCAGGCTTTGGCTCTGACAGATAAAAGCCCCACGATCTGCGGCCATGTCGATCAGGGTCTTCTGCTTAATCTCCCACACCGTCTTGTACAAGGCCTTGGTGGCAGCCGGGATCTCCTCAATAGCCTGGATAGATCCATTCGCGCCAATAATACGATCCTTCAGGGCCTTATTCCAAAGCCCTTGGGCTAGAAGATCCGATACCAGATACTTATTAATGACCGTAAATTCACCTGCTAGGGTCCTCCGAGCGTAAATATTGGTCGTTGTCGGCTCGATGCATTCCGTATAGCCCAGAATTTGACTAGTGGAGGCCGTCGGCATAGGGGCCACCAGGAGACTGTTGCGGACGCCTTTGGCTGCCTTGGCTTTGAGCGCGGACCAATCCAACGTGGCGGCGGTTGCGTAGGAAGCCAGATCCAGATTCCAGAGATCAGGCTGCAGAAGGCCCTTGGACATCGGTGATCCTGCAAAGGTTTCGTAGGGGCCTTGCTCCGTGGCCAGTCGGGTCGACGTCTCCAGTGCCGCATAATACATGTGCTCAAAGATCTGGCGATTCAGAAGGGCCGCTCCTTCCGATTCCCACGGGAGCCCCAGTAACGCAAAGACGTCCGCTAGGCCTTGCACTCCAAGCCCTACGGGGCGGTGGCGGAGATTCGAACGTCTGGTTGATTCGGTGGGATAATAGTTGATATCGATCACCCGATTGAGGTTTTCCGTGACTGTGGAGGTTACGGATCGAAGGCGGTCAAAGTCGAACCTGCCTTCTTTCACAAAGTACGGCAGCGCCAGAGAAGCCAGATTGCAGACAGCTGTCTCCTCTGGGCTCGAGTACTCGATGATCTCCGTGCACTGGCCCGTAAGGATGCCATTGAAGATCCCCACATTGTTTTCGTGCTCCGTGAAGCAGTAGGTGTCGCTCAGTTCCGTTACTTCCTCGATAGCGACAACCGTTTGATGGATAAGGCGACCCTGCGCATCCCTCCAGCTGTAAAGACGTTCCCCGACTACGAGATCTCGGGCTGCGACACGGGGAGCTGTGGCTAGAGACTCATCGGACTCCATAATGAATTTATGCTCATAGGTACATTCAACAGAGGATCGCGTTTGATTCAGACTGACTGTGACACGGATGAGCGGTTCATCGGCTCCTGTCTTGACAGGCCTTACACGGGTGTAGCGAGTACCGTTCCAAACGGTCACTTCCTTTCCTGCAAGACTCGCAATCGGAACAGAGGCCTGATCGCCGGTATCCGTCAGAATAGATAGGCGTGTATGGGGGGCTACACAGAGATTGGAGGACTTGATGACGCCCAGATTCTTCTGATTGGACTTTGCGTTGGCGGCGTCCTTGTACAAGAGGTATGGGGTGCCCGTTTCGATCTGGGATACCAGAATGTCAGACCAAATCTTCTGGGCTTCTACAACCTTCTTTGCACGACCTTCGCGTTCGTACCGTTCATAGAGAGCGTCAAATTCGGGGCCCGTCACATCCGCCAGGCCCGGGGCCTCATGGGGGCAGAAGAGGCTCCAGGATCCTGCTGCTTCCACTCGTCGCATGAAGAGATCCGGAATCCATAGAGCATAGAAGAGGTCACGGGCTCTCTCTTCCTCTGAGCCCGTGTTGGACTTCATCTTGAGGAAGGCGGGAGTATCGGCATGCCAGGGCTCTAGGTATACAGCAAAGGAACCAGATCGGCGCCCCCCTTGGTTCACGTACCGAGCCGTATTGTTGAATACACGGAGCATAGGGAGGAGGCCATCTGATGTTCCGTTGGTCCCCGCTATACGAGATCCCTGCGCCCGAATATTATGAACATGGAGGCCAATTCCCCCCGCATATTTTGAAATGATAGCGCACTCTTTGAGTGTATCAAATATGAGGGAAAGGTCATCCCCCTGCATACTGATTAAAAAACAACTTGAGAGCTGGGGTCTCATTGTGCCCGAATTGAAGAGGGTTGGTGTGGCATGGGTAAAGGCCTTGGCTGACATGAGCTCGTAGGTTTCCTTAATCTTCTCAATGTTCGGAAACCAGAGACCCACAGAGACTCGGAGCCACATGAACTGTGGTGTTTCAATCACGCGACCGGATCGATCGCGCATCAGATAGGCCCGTTCCAGTGTCTTGAAGCCGAAGTAGTCTAGGAGAAAATCGTTCTCTGGCTTTACAAGGGCATCCAGGGTCTCCTTGTGCGCGGCTACAAAGGCTGTAACCTCCGGGTGAATAGCAGGTGCTTCTTTTCCTGCCACATCCTTCAGATCCGACAGGATGGTAATGGCATCACTGAACCGTGCAGGAGCATTCTTTTGGCAGTTACTCAGGATAATCTGCGCGGCCAAGAGACCCCAGTCCGGATGATCTGTCGCATAGGAGACTGCAATTCGTGCTGCAAGTTCATCGAGTTCTGACGTGCGTACACCGTCGTGAATTTCTGCAAGGGTCAGCTGGGCCAACCGGGTAAAATTCACGGAAAGACCCGTCGCAGCTTTACGGATCCGGGCCAGGACTTTATCAAAGGAGACAGGCTCTGACGAACCATCGCGCTTAATAACGTTCATATCTACTGAAGTGTTCATCGTGTTTCGATGTGTTGGATGACCGCAGCCCCGGTCACATTTGTCATTCGCAACCCAAAAATAGGGCCCATTCAGTAGATGGAGATACTTGTGATAAGTGCACTACTTGTTTTGGTCCTCGTGGCATTCTTTGGCCGCCAACTTCTCAACCAACAGAGTCGGGAAGGCTTTGTCAGTTATATGCTGACTCCCTCCAAAACAAAGGAGAGCATTGAAGGATCTGGCCCCGACTCTCTTGCTGCCTACCCCAACGGCCAACAGGCTTTGCTGGATCGTACGCTTGATGTGGGGCTCGGCAGTCTTTCAGCGGCTTCCTGTGCTTCTTTGGATCAGAGCCGTGAACTCGAATTAGGTGGACAATATGTGCAGCGGACAAACAACTACCGTCGCCAGTATCCGGATAACTGCTCGGCGCCTCTCACGGAATTTGTGGGAGCGGTCTACAAGGAGCGGTCCGATGTGGGGCTTGGAGTGCCTTGTAAGGGGAGCTGCTGAAAGTGCAGTAATCCCTGTAAGGGGAAGCCCTGGCG